GATTCGGCGACAATTGCAAGCGTAACTGCTCCGACCGTTGTAGAGACTACTGATTACATCGAAACAGCCACGGTAGCAAGTGTCACGACTGTTACTTATATCGAATTCCAGGTTGTCTATGCAATAAAGCCAAGCATTCAGCCACTCCTGATCAGACTTGCTCTGTGGCGAGACACGATCAGAGTACTGAGTCAAGAACTAGTTCCAGGCTCAGTGCCGGCGATAGGAGTTGCATATACAGAGAGTGCAACAATCGAGTCAGACACTAGCCTATCCATCTCTGACACTGCTCAGTACGTAGAAGTTGCGACTGTCAGTAGCGTCACGACTCCGACAGTAATCGAGACGGCAGCCGATATCGAGGCTGCAACCATAGCTGGCAATACAACACTAAGCATCACCGAGTTTGCTATATACGTAGATAGTAGTACAATCGCTTCCGTCACACAGCCTAGTATTGTAGATGTTGCGGCTTACGTCGATGGAACGACGGTTCCGGGAATCACGACTCCATCGCAGGTAGACGTTGCGGCCGACGTAGATCAGCAGACTGTTGCGTCGGTTACTACTCCTAGTGTTGTAGATGTAGCAGCATTTGTGGATGCTGCAACTGTCACTGCTGTCACCAGTCTGACATACACAGAAGTAGCGGGCTATGTGGATGCAGCGACAGTTCCAGGATCTACAACGATTACGGTTGTTGAATCGACTGATTATGTAGAAATCGCGACAGTCGAGAGTGACACCGCCGTATTTTCGATTGAGATACCACCTAGTTATTTTGTTCCGGCACCGCGACCTCTACTGATTAGACTTGGCATAAATGATCCAAGGTTGCTCCATAACAACATCCTGATTCCGGCAGATTCGGTCAGAGTTAATTACGTTGATTCAGCAACAGTCGCTTCCGTAACTTCTCCTAGTTCAGTAGAGCTAGCGAACTACATCGAAGCCTCCACCATTGCCAGCGTCACTAGCCTTACATACACTGAGTTTGCTAACTATGTTGATGGCGTTACTGTCGCAAGTGCAACTACGCCTAGCAGTACCGATGTAGCTGCCGACGTAGATCAACAAACCGTAGTGTCTGTTACGACACCTTCTATCGTCGATGTTGCAGCGTATGTTGATGGAGTTACGGTACCGGGAGTTACGACTCCTAGTAGCGCTGATGTTGCAGCGGATCTCGATAGCTCAACAGTCTCTAGCGTCACTTCTGTCAGTGCAGTAGAAGCAGCGGCATACGTTGATGCTGCAACGGTGGCATCCGTCACTAGCATCACTTACACGGAGACTACCGATTATGCCGATGTAGCGACAGTTCCGTCGGTAACAACACCGACCGTCGTAGATACGACTGATTTTGTAGACACTGCGACTGTTGCCGGCGTTACATCTGTCAACGTCCAGGAGCTGATTTCTGCACCGCCGCCAACCCAACATCCGCTAATGATGCGGTTGGAACTTTATCACGGTTCATTCAGATTACCCATTAGCTCGCAACTTGCCCCATACCCGCCTGTGGGGTTCATCTACACAGAGTCGGCAACTATTGCATTAGTGACATCTGTAAGTGCAACAGAGCTAGCCAACTATGTAGATGCAGCTACGATAGCTTCCGTTACAAATCCGACAATTCTCGAGACAGCAGCAGATATCGAAGCAGCTACCGTTGCTGGTAATACTTCGCTGTCAATCACCGAGACGACTCAATATGTCGAGTCTGCCACGGTACAAGGAGTAACGAGTGTTAGTTCAACAGACATCGCTGCCTATGTCGATGGGGCAGTTGTCAATGGAGTTACTACTCCTAGCCAGACTGAACTATACGCAGCAGTTGATAGTACAACGGTCCCAGGAACGACAACTATTGCCATCAGCGACATCGCAGCTTTTGTGGAAAGTGGAACAGTTGCGACGACGTCAACAGTCACGTATGTGGAGATCGCGTCTTATGTGGATTCAACTACTGTTGCAGGAGCCACAAGCCTAACTTCAGTTGAATCTACGGATTATGTAGAGGCAGCGACGGTAGCAACTGTTACGTCGGTTGTCATCTACGAGATCTTCACACCGCAGCCTCCGCATCTCCAACCATTACTGATGAAGTTGGGTCATAAATTCAAGCTTCTGACCAACACACCAATCCTGCGGCCTATAGTTCAGATTCAGACTTACACCGAGTCTGCAACGATAGAGTCTGACACAACACCATCGCTGAGTGACATTGCTAACTTCGTCGATACGGCTGGTGTATCTGCCACGACAAGCCTCACTTATACAGAGGTACCTAGCAATACCGAGACTTCTACGCTAGCAACAGCGACAACAGTTTTCATTACAGAATTCGCCAATTATGTCGATACGCTCAATGTAACCAGTACAACAACTGCTTCAATCACAGAGCAGTATGGTGCGAACAATCAAGACGCAGCCGTCATCAGCACCAAAACGTCTATCTACTCTGTTGAATACAGGCTACCAATCACAGGCATTTTCGATCTGGAAATACAAGCCTACCGGCATTGGGGATTGACGGCTACTCGACATTATGCTATGACAGGTAGCTACGGCGGCTATACAATCGCAGGTCAGCGCGGATACGAGATCTCCGGAGCTTGGAGGCGATACTATGCAAGATCTTCTAAGTGATCCGATCCCTAAGGGATCAAAGGAACACATCATCTGCGACATCATGGATAGGTTGTTGAATCTTACAGATCTTAGTACTGCCTCGGTGCAGTTCGATACGCGAGTAAAGAACGATACTGTTTGGATTCAGCAGAACATTCCAGCAACAGTCATCGGTATGCGAGCGTACTGTCTGATCGATACCACGCTGGCTGGATACAGTAATGGGATCTACGAACTATTCGTTCATTTCAATAACTTGCCCGAGTCTCCGAGACTTGGACCTGTTGACTTCATGGTAGACGAATGAGAACAGAATCAGAGATCGATCGCGCAACACTATGGGAGAAAATCAAATATACACCGCACTCCGAGTCGCAGTTTAGTTTCCATGATTCAGATGCTCGGTTCCGAACTGCGGTATGTGGAAGACGATTCGGGAAATCTACGATGGCAGCGGTCGATCTCATCGAGGCTTGCTTCATTCCCGACACGTATTATTGGATTTGCGGACCTACGTACAGGCTAGCAGAGAAAGAGTTCAGGATTCTCTATCGTGCGTTCTGCGACAGAAACAAACTGAACATCGGTAGTAAGATCAAGAAGTCTTACAACGTCAAGCAGGGCGATATGCGAATGGAGTTTCCTTGGGGAACTACAATCGAATGCGTATCCGCGACTAACTCAGACTCGTTGCTTGGTGAAGGTCTAGACGGCGTAATCATGTCGGAAGCTGCACGTCATACGATGCAGACATGGGAACAGTACATCGAGCCGGCGTTGTCTGACAAATTGGGCTGGGCTACATTCGTAACTACCCCACAGGGATTCAATTGGATTCAGGGTCTTTGGCAATTAGGCCAACTAGCAGAAGAAACTAACTACGATTCCTGGCGTTATCCAACGTGGCTCAACACTGTCAGGTTTCCAGGCGGTTACGATACCAACTGTTTTCACGTCGAGGGAATCTGCGAGTGTAACAAAGAGCTAGTACGTATTCGTAAACGAACTACAGAAGCGTACTGGAAGCAGGAGTACGCAGCTATGTTCACCACGTTTGCAGGAGCGATCTATGATGAGTTCGATCCTAACGTCCACGTCCAGCGGATCGACTACAATCCTGTATGGCGAAACTACATAGTATTTGACTTCGGATTTAACGATCCTTTTGTCGCTCTCGACATCATGGTTGATCAATCCGACAATGTATACGTATGGCGAGAATATCAGGTCAGACATCTTACGACGTGGGAACACGCTCACGCGATTCGTAATCGCGATAATCCAGAGGATTACCACTTCGATGCGTTATTCGGAGATCCTCGCGGGGCTGATGAAATTGCGACAATCGGATTAATCCTCGGATATGTCTCTGCCCGCCCTGTGGGATGGTCTTTAGGGATCGAAGCAGTCAAGCGTTGGCTCAAGATTCAGGATAATGGTAAACCGAAGTTATACATCGATCCTTCCTGTCATATCTTGATTCGACAGATGCAAGCATTGAGACATCTAGAAGGTAAAGATGGCATTAAAAATCCGAGAGAAGGTCAAGTCGATTGGGACGATCACGGACCTGATGCTCTCAGATACTTCTTCTCTGAGTTCTTCGTACTAGGCGCGGGTAGCAGCCTCTCAGACGTTTACAGTCCTTCGGAACTTGGCACAGAAGCCGAGACATTCTTCACGAATCACACCAACATCACATTGGATGATAAAGTTCCCTGGTAATGGCACTACCTAAGCTGCTTCAACGTAAGCCGAATGTGCCACCTGCGAACAATTCGCAACCAGGCGCTATCCCTCAAGATGTAGGATTAACAAAAGAGCAAGGCTCATCTCGCGGACTAATTTACCGTGAGCTAGTTCCTCAACTAGTTGGACGTTACCAGTACTTGCTCATGTACGACAGGATGATGCGTACCGATGTGTCAGTATCGGTTGCTCTGCGTTCTGCGAAGTCACCCATTCTCGGTGCAGACTGGTATTTCGAACCAGCATCCGATGATCAGCAAGATCTCGACATCGCAGAATTTGTAGAACATAACCTTACTGAAGCAATCACATCACCTTGGATTGTCAATCTTTCTAGAATTCTCAGGAATTTCCAAGAGGGAACATCGATCTTTGAACTAGTATTTCAGCAGGCAGATTGGCGTCCCCAACGTAAGGGCGCAAATACTAAGACATACACGATGTTGTCTAAGTTGGGATTTAGACCTCTAATCACAATTCAACAGATCGATGTAGATGATAACGGCGGACCAGTTCAAATCATTCAAAACGCGATTGACTCGAAGGGTGAAGCGAACCAAGTTACAATTCCCATCGACAAAGCGATCATGTTCCCGATAGGTGATACCGACGATTGGTACGGACAATCGCTTCTGCGTTCTTCATATCAGCACTGGTATTACAAGACATATCTCTACAAGATCGACGCGATCCAGAAAGAGCGTCACGGTATCGGCATTCCAGCAGGCAAGCTGCCTCCGGGCTGGAATCAAGAGAACAAAGAGGCAATGAAGCAACTCGTTTCCAATCTCAGGACAAACGAGAAAGCTGAAGCAGTTCTGCCTCCGGGCTATGAAGTCGAATTCCTTAAGCCTAACGGTAATCTCGTAGATGTTCTGAAATCCGCAGGATACCACGACGTTATGATCATGCTGAACTTCTTGGCAGAATTCATGATGCTCGGGTTGGAATCATCAGGTTCGGGTGGTGGACGCGCGACAGGTGCAGCACAGTTGGATATCTTTTACAAGTCGCTGCTTGGCTACGCGAATCTGATTTGCGACAACTTCAACATGTACTTGATCCCGAAGCTTGTACAGTATAACTTCGATACGGATCAATATCCTGAGATGAAGGTGCGTAATGTAGGTCAGACGAAGGACCTACAGCAACTTGCAGCGGCACTCGCCAGTGTTACGAATACGGAGCTGATCACGCCCGATATCAGCACTGAGCAGTGGACGCGCGAGGTCTTCGATATGCCTCGCAAGATCGAGGATCGTCCAGAATTTGCACCTACTCAGGTACGCGAGATCTTCAATGTGTCCGAACAGGAAGCTACTATTCCTGGCGTTACACAGGGCGCGCCACCATCAACACAGATCAAGGCGACTAACGGAGCCAATCCAGCAAAGACAGGCATTACAGGCGGTGGTAACTCAGGAAAGTCAACCACACAGCCATGAGTCATGTCAGACGTTGGCGTCTTGATAGCAGATGACCATAATCTCTACAAGATAGCCGATAGATGGAAAGGCGATGCAGACGCTCAAGCTATGGTACTTCTAGAAGACTGCAAGACGGGTCTTTTTAGTTGGTTCGATTTGTCCACTGTAGACAAAATGGAGAGGGTCTACCCGGATTCAGAGTGAAGGAGGTGAAATGCTAGAATCAGTCATTCAGGAAGTAGCTTCGCAACAGATGGAAGATGGTCACATCTGGATCGAAGCTTTGCCGGCCCGCACGTATCATACCGATGCCTACGGCGATGTACCTATTACTCTTAGTAAGTTGGAAGAGATGGTACAGAACTTCAAAGATGGTATTCGTGGTCAGGAGATTGCTACTGACTTCGAGCATGGTCTTGATCGTGCAAAAGGCTACAAAGCTTCAGGCTGGTACCGTGATTTCGATATTCGCCCTTCGTCAGCGGATGCGCGTGTGCCTTCGTTGTACGCACGTATCGAACTGACTGAAGAAGCGAAAGCTGAGATCAAGGATAATCAGTGGAAGTACTTCTCACTGGATTGGGACGATGCATATAGCGATTCGGAGATGAAAGATGATTCCATCCCTAACGTGATCGTAGGTGGAGGATTCACCAATCGCCCTGTGGCTAAGCATACAATGCCAATCAACTTCAGTGAGACGATGTGGGAAGAGCTAGACGAGGATACACGTAAGCAGTTCGCAGTATGGTCAACTGCTTTCGTGAATAACCTTCCTGATTCCGCATTCCTCTACATTCAATCTGGAGGAAGTAAAGATTCAGAAGGTAAGACGGTTCCTCGTAGCTTGCGTCACTTCCCGTACAAAGGTCCAGATGGGAAGGTTGACCTACCTCATCTACGCAATGCCATCGCACGTATCCCACAGGCGGGGGGTTGGCTTTCTGACGCATCGAAGTCAGCTTTGCAGTCTCGCGCACGTAAGATGCTAGGAGCGGGATCTACGGCAATGGCCGAAGGCGGTGCAACTCTAGAGATCTTCGAGAACATGCTGGAGTTGTACGATGAGAGTAAGGAGTGGGAACATTCTGAACCAGGTACAGGCCCAATTCCACGATTGGACGAAGAATCTGGTATCGATGATCCCGCGAATACAGGCGGTTGGCGTCGTCAAACACCGCCAGTCGTCGAAGAGATCGAAGAAGGATTCCCACAACCCCCATTGGATTCGAAGGGAGGGGACAACCAGTTGTACGAACTCACAGATACTCAGGCAGTAGAGCTGCTTCGGGTTCTTGATCTACCAACCGAGTCGGATGGAGACAAGATCGTTGAGGCAACTAAGCTCATGTTCGGTGAGCTTGCTGAGGTTAAGCGGACTGCTGATGCAGCCACGCAGGAGAAGGAGTTTGCGGAGAAGTATCCGCAGTTCTGGCAGGAGCATAATGCTCTGATGATCGAGAACCGTGAACACAATGCAAAGACGTTCTCGGAGTCGATCAAGGATGTCCGCAAAGCTGAAGGTCGTGGACTTCGCAATACTCGTCAGCAGCTTTCGGGTCTTGCACTCGAAAAGGTCGAGAAGCTTCATATGAAGTTCGCAGAAGGCGACGCGACGGTCGAGGAGTTCGAAGACTGCATCAAGACCATCGCCAACGGTGGTATCGTACAGATGGGCGAGATTGGATCGTCTGCTAGTGGCGAGGACAAAGAGCCGATCGTAGACCTGAACGATGTTCAGGCATCTCGCATCGCATTCAACGAGCAGATCATGAGGGTTCAGGCTGAGGAACCGGAGCTGGACTTCCGCGCAGCTTACGCGAAAGCCGCAGCGTTGCATCCGGATCTTGCAGAAGCAGCTAACGTTAGCGCAGCCGCGTAGAAAGGTGGTGATACGCTAAATGGCTACTGGTAACTTCGTACTCGACAAGGGTTACAATGCAGCGGCAGCAATTACCAAGTTCTATGCGGTGAAGTTTGTTGCTGGCACTCCACAGACTGTTACTCCCGTTACCGCAATTGCTGATCTCGTTGCGGGTTTCGCACAGTTCGGCGTTGCTACGACAGAAATCACAAGAGGCAAGGGTTGTCCGGTACGTACTGCTGGAATCACTGAAGCTGTTGCTACTGGAGCAATCCCGCTGGGATCTCAGGTTCAGCTAGAATCTGACGGTCGCGTTTCGGCTCTTGTTGGTGCATCGGGTAAGCGTAACGTCGGTAGATGTGTAGGTAACGCTTCTACAAACGCCGGTGATCGCATCTCCTTGATGGTTGATGTCAACGGCCCACTTGCGTAGAAAGGTGGTGAAAACTAACTAATGTACGATCCTACCCTTCTTTACACTGATCCTATTCTATCCAACTTTTCAGTTGGGTACGAGGATCAGGCACTCTACGGGGAACAGATCTTCCCGGTCACACCTGTCAATACGCAAAGTGGACGATACCGCGTATGGGATCGCTCGAACTGGGTCATCTTCGAGTCACGTCGTGAACCCGGTACAGTCGCGAACGAAGTGATGGGGCGCAAATGGTCTGAGGACACATTCGCAACCCATGAGCGTTCACTTCAAGTTCCGGTCTTTGACGAAGAGCGCCAAGAGCTGAACTCTCAGGGCGGTTTCGCGAACGTCGTCTTTGGTGGGCCTCAGCAGATTCAGCCCGAGTTGGATGCGGTAACTCTTGCAACTCGCGCACTTCTGCTGGATCAGGAACTTGCGGTATCTACGCTTGTTCGTGATCCAACGCAGTATGCAGCAAGCAACAAGGTCAACCTGTCGGGTACCTCACAGTGGGACAACCTTACTGGCGGTACCTATCCATACGTGACGAGCGATCCGGTTAGCAATATCCTTACGGGTATTCGCGCCGTCTATGCGGCAACCTATCGCTATCCGAACGTAATGGTCGTTCCGAAGCTTGGCCTGTCCTACATCGAGAACCATCCGAGAGTCGTTGACCGCTTCAAGAACTTCAACCTCTCGATTCCTGATGCATTCCAGATTCTTACTGGATTCCAGGGAACGGTTCTCGCAGTCGATTCGCTCTACAACGCTGCGAATAACTACGAGGCTACTCAGGCAATCACGTCATTCTGGGGCAAGGACGTTTGGCTTGGGATCGTCGATCAACAGGTCGGACTGAATCAGTTCACGTTCGGTAAGACGTTTGCACAGATCTATCCAAACGGTGGTGTTCGCCCTGTGGATCGTTGGCGTGAAGAGCCGCGCAAGGCTGATATGTTCCGCGTTTCCTACAAGTATGACCTCAAGATCGTGTCTGCTGGTGCAGGCTACCTGATCCAGAACGCATTCAGTTCTGGTGCCTTCTAAAGGGGGTGAGAGATAATGGCTGATTCGTATGTTGCATGGACTAACTTCCCGACTAACCAGGACGAGGTTACGAACGTGCCTCAGACTGTGATCAAGACGGGAGATCCGATCTCTCAGTCCGATCTAGGTGTCAGTGACGACGACTGGCAGGAACTCATCGATACTGGTGCAGTTCGTACTGAGGCGTATCCTGACATTCCGGATGATGTTGCTCCTGCCGAGTACTACAAGGAGCATCCGGAAGAGGATCCTAACCTCTCAGATGAAGCTCAGGCTGCTGCGGCTGCACAGGCGCAAGTCGATGCTATGACTGCACCGCCTGATCCAACTGCACCGGCTGATGATAGTTCGTCAAGTTCATCGAGTTCGTCGAGCAAGTCTTCGTCTGGATCGTCGAGTAAGTAATGGCACTTGCGTCGCTGGACGATATCAATGTTCACCTTCCCGGCGACAAAATCGAGGTACCTCCCGCACTATACGATGAGGAACAACTAGATGCAGAACGTATAGTGCGGGGGTATCTCTCGGGATACGTCGATCCTGCTATCTTGGCTGGGTGGACTAGTCCTGACACAACACCTGATGAAATCAGAGCTGTCGTAGGTCGATTAGTTGCAGCTTTCCACTATCGTCTGCGTTACTCTGAAGATTCACTCGTTGATCCTGAATATGCTCTACTGAAATATAACGAAGCAATCAGTTTGCTTACGATGGTTCAACAAGGTACCATCACGCTTCCGGGAGTTCCAGTTATCGGCGGCCTAGATCTCGAAGCTGCTGATTTCTGGCCCAATGATTCAACAACTGACGGTCCTTTCTTCACGATGGGCATGAAGACATGAGTAACGTTATCTTCGAGTGGGTACAACCTGATACGCCATTGATGGTGGCTAGAGCTACCGATGAACTAGCTGCTGGTTTGCGAGATGTAGCTCCGGTTTTAGAAGGCTCACGATCGGTGGTCATCGAGGATGTAGTTGCTCACTTTGAAGAAGAGAGGGCTCCAAGTGGTGAGGAATGGGCAGAATGGGCACCATCCTATGCTCCGGTAGCCTCAAGAATGAACATCAGTAAACTCCGACAGTCGCTAGATCTGTTTAATGCAGCTACTGATCCAACGGCGTATCCCGTCATGGGTGATTCGATGTTTATCGATACATCTGGCTTTCCGGAGTATTGGGCTATCCAGCAATACGGTGGGCTCATCAACTCAGGCTCAACGTTAGTCAGACGAGTTGCAATGCGTCATTCTAGAGATGCTGAAAGACGTGAAGCGGCCAGTAACCACGGTAGGATTCCTGCTCGTCCCTACCTTGGTATGAGTGATAAAGCTGAAGAAGCCGTAGGTGTGGTGTTCAATATGTGGGTTGAAGGTGAGATCATCGGTTGGGTAGAGAATCCGCTGCGTGGGCCAGGAGTTTTCCAACCGCGTATGGCAAGCGGTAGATTCGGACCGATTCCTAGTCTATGAGCGTTCTCGATCTGACAGTAATTAGTCAGCCGAAGGATGCTGCTGATTATGTATATCAACTTCTTCAAGATGAAGGGCCAACTTTCGGATTGGAGAATATCGAGTATGATGCTCGATTGGTCAACGGATATCCGGCGGCTGTCATCGCTCCTGGTCGTAAGAACAAGGTCCTACACTCGACTGGTTTCTTCAGGGTTGGTATTGAAGTGACCATCTCGGTTTATCATGCTCAGCTTAATGCCTCTCATAGGGTCAGAACTAGAGACGATCTGATCTTGTGTGAGATGATTGAAGCTGCGCTAGAGGTAGATCAATTGAACTGGGGTAATCGAGTCACAATGGCATTCGTGACTGACACGGTGCCTGGACTCATTACTCGCAATAAAGGAGAACAAGTAATCGGAACAAGGATGACTGTCTTGGTAGACACGCGCGAAATAATGCGGAAGGGAGGCTAGTGTGCCACTCAAAGTGACAGTCACGATGCCCGATTTTCCGCCCGACATGGAGATCGGCGTCAACGGTCTTGGTGTCTTCCAGAACGGAACTGCCCGCGATGTAACCGAAGAAGAGGAATGGGGTTATTTCAATAACTTCGGTGTTCCACCTGCGACGGGTATGGCAGATACCGAGAACATCAAAACCTCAGGTACTCCAACTGTTAAAGACTCAGATTTTCCGGATCCTACTGACACTACTCCGTATACCCCGCCACCGGATGTGCCAGTAACTGAAGATGTACCGGCAACTGAAACAGATGATTCAGCTACTGCTGGGTCTTCGTCAGGTGGTGGTAAGTAATGACGATCGGACTAGGTGGTGGTGGTGCAGTAGGTGTTGCCTTTGAAACCACTATGGGCACCTATGTAGCCCCGACCGTATGGGTGCCTGTATTGAGTGAGGGTCTTGCTTATAACGAGGCGAAATATTACTCACCACAAATTCGTCAGCAGACAATCGTTTCAGACGTTCAGCAGGGTTACTACCATGTTGAGGGCGATCTCGTGATGGAAGTTGATCCCAACTTCCTTCCATACTTCATGTATGCTTCGCGGCATAATATCACCAAAACCGGAGCTTCAGCACCCTATACATACGCATTCACCCCCGGTAGTTTCGCTAGTGCAGGTACGGCAGCGTCAGGTGCAGTACCGAGAACGATGTCGATCACGATCATTCGTAACGGGATCGTGTTCGGATATAGTGGATGTGTCGTAGGACAATATGCATTCACGGAGACTGGCGGCGTCGATCAGGTCACTCTAACCGTTCTTGGTCTTTCTGAGGCTACTCAGACTCTGCCGACTCCGACCTGGGTTGCACCGGATCTGTTTGGTGCAGCGACTCATGCAGTTTACATCGATACTGCCGGACTTACGCCAACATTCGCAACGCCAGATGTCAATCACAACGGATTCACCTTTACATCCAATTTCAATGCTTCCGCACAGAACAGAATCGTCAGAAGTCGCGCCGCTACATATATCGCATTCGGTGAGACTGACGCACAGTACGATACCGAACTCGATTTCACCGCGCGTTCCGAGTACGACAATTATGTCAACAGTACACTACGCGCATTCAGATATGAATCGATTCATGGTGCTTCATGGGCTACTGCAACTGACGGTTGGAGAGTTACATGCTTCCGCTCAGTGTATGACACCTATGGAATCGCACTTGGCGCGATGGGTGACATCATCTTCGCAACAGGTGTAGTTGGACGAGCAATCGGAATCGCTGGTGGAGATGCTTACAAGATCGAGGTATTGTCAGCGGCAAACATCAGCTAACTCACGGCATTTGACTTATAGGAGAGGAAATGCCAAAGGCAACTGTTTCACAGGACGTTGTACGTAAGGATCTAAAGTCTTGTCCCGACGGCTGGGTAGAGCTACGCCAACTGCCCTTCGGTCAGATGTTGACACGTCGGGACAAGGCTTCTAGACTCGTTCAGGAGGCTCGACCTAACGCGAAACAGAATGATATGGTTCGCGTTCAGTTCGAAATTCTGCATGAGTGGTCAAATCAGTACGATTTCAAGCATTGCATCGTCGATCATAATCTTGAGGACGATGAAGGGCAAAAGCTTGACTTCGGAAACCCGATGACTCTGCAAGTCCTCGATCCTAAGATCGGTGCTGAGATCGAGGGCTACATTACTGAGATGAATCAGGAAGAGTTCGATGAGGCGCTTTTTACGCAGCAGTTAGGAGCCTCTACGAAAAACGGGACATCGAACAACTCAGAAAGCTTGGAATAGACGTAGAAGGGACGCTTGAAGAAGCTGCACAATGGATCAGAATTTACAACTTCTGTCGCGAATTCAGAGCTTTACCGTATGCAGGTGGTGTTGTCGATCAACCCAACTCGGCAATGATCAGATTAGAACAAGTCATCTCTGTGATTCGAGATTTGGAAGAGACAGAACGCAAGAAGGCAGAAACGAGGTCAAAGGCTAAGTAATGGTCGGGATGCATGATCTCATATTAATGGTTCGTGTGCAAAATCAGGCATCCTTTGCACTCAGCCGTATTTCAAGAGATCTAACCCGTCTTGAAACTGCTCATACGGGCGCATCCCGAGCCGCCATTGCTGACTTTAATGCTCAAAATGCGGGTTTAAGACGTCTACAGCAGCAGTCACAGGCTATTTCACACGTCGGACGAGTCGCTCAGATGGCCGGAGTTGCTGGCGCTGTTGGTTTTGGGCTAATGGCAAGAAGCGCCGCACAATTCAATACTCAAGCAACAATGGCAGCAACCCAGACAGGAAAGATCAATTCAGGGGCTAACGTTATCATTGCGAACGCAGCCCGTATCGAAAAGGCCGTCAGACAGCAGATGATGGACTTTCCATCATCCTCACAGGACATGACTTCAGCCCTATATGATATCTATTCGTCCACAAACATCGCATTCGGTCAAGGACTCAAGCTTCTTAAGTTGTTCAATCAGGGCGTAGTAGCCGGTGGAGGCCCAGCGGTAGTCTCATTGACCGATATTTCGGGCGCTCTCATCACTCTAGCGAACAACTGGAACATCAACGTCAATGATATGAGCGCATGGCATAAAATGATGAACTCAACACTCGCGACTGTTCGATTTGGACGTTTGACGTTGCAGCAATACACATCCACGATGAATCAGCTAGCGCCTGCATTTAGACGCGCAGGAGAGTCGATCCCTCAGCTAAATGCAGGCATAGCGTTCCAAACACGCCTTATGCCATCCCAAAGATTCTCAGCTACGGCACTTGCACGCATGGTTGAGATGCTTCAACGCATGGCTCCCGCTCTGAAACAGAAGTTCGGAGTCAGTATTTTGGACGCAAAAGGCAACTTGCTTGGCCTAGATCAGGTATTTGAACGATTAATCAAGAGATGGCCTCAATTACGTACTAATGCAACTTTTGCGGCCGATTTCTTCAAGATGGTCACGAATACCCGAGGTACGATCCAGGCAGGTAGAGCTTGGACCGCATTCCTCCAACATTTCCAGCTTTACAAGCAAGTTCTCCATGCTACGCAAGGCGATCAAAAAGAATTTAATCGTTCATTAGCCGCTATGGAGAAGTCAACAGGCATCAGATGGGAGGTTTTCGTCAATAGACTCAAAGCTGTAGCCCTAGAAATTGGTGCCGATGTCATTCCAGCCTTCCAAAAGCTCGGTGGATACGTTACAAAGGCCGTTAATTGGTTTGACAGTCTAAGTCCACATACGAAGAAGATGATCGCTGATTTCGCCCTGTGGGGCAGTATTGCAGCGGTCGTAGGAGGATCGTTTGCAGTCATCGCAGGTGGCATCGGATCCCTCGTAACGAGTCTTATACTCATCGGGAGAGTTAGCCGCTTCACTAGTGGTGCTGGTGGTGGTGGAATTTTCGGTATGTTAATGGGGGAAAGAGGCTCTGCATCCGGCGCTATGGTCGCGTTGCTAGCTGCGATTCCACTACTTATTCGATATCACAGATACTTGGGAGATATCTGGGACATCGGAAGGCGCGTGACCAACGCAATTGGTGGCCTCAGAGTGGCGATTACTATGTTAACCGCTGCTACTCTTGCGTTCAAGGCTGAACGTCTTGTTACTGATATTATGTCGATAGGAACTACATCATCTATAGCCGCAGGTGAAGTTAAAGGACTTCGCGCAGCTATTCTATCTCTCGGTGGATTAGGTGGACTTGGTTTAACTGGTATATTTGGAAGGCTTGGTAGCATTGCAAGCAGATTCGCTCCGGAGTTAGTAGCATTTCCCGATATGCTTGATGTACTAGCAGGAAAAGATCCATTCTCATCTACTGCCGGAAAGAAAGGTGTTACCCCAATTGGTCAAGCATTGAGTGATCTTGCTCAGAAGGGTACCGATAAGTACCGTAAGATGCTGTACGACTTCAACAGTCTCAATGCAAGAACTAAAGCCCTTTCTAGACGGTATGGAGCTACTACACCATACGGTGTCATTCAAGAGTTTTGGTCGGGTAAAATGACCGCCAAGCAGTTTGACCAATTCGCTAATCAACTCATGACTACAAACAAGAAAATTGGCGAAGCTATCCTTCCTGGTGGTTTAGGTGGTCAGAAGACGCTATTGCCGGTAACTGGCTTACTTCCCAAGTGGGCACAAGGTTTGGATAAAATCAGCAGTTCGACTGTTCGCAACGCTACAGCTAATCAAACCGCTAGTCGTATCACTCATACGCATGTTCGGTCGGTACAGGACTGGATAAGAGCGATGGAAAAAGCACAGAATCTAAAACTCCTACATCCGAATGATCTTCAGATCGCTAAGCAATACGAGATATTGCAGGCCGCGCTTCAAGCACGATTCAAGAACAATAAGACAGAGCTAGCAGCCATTAACGACGTTCTCAGTGCTTATGACAGCAATCTCAAGAAGGCAACTAAGGATACACAAACACTTAGTACAACATCGGCCGATGTGATTAACGGGCTACAGAGCATGTATAGTAACTTGCTGCAAACGAATCAGCAAATGCTAGGTCAACTGTTCCAAGGGCCATTCCTGACTGGCCCTAGAATGCAACGCGAGCTTCAAGTTGGATACCGCCCCACAGGGGCAGATCTTATCAAAGATGCACGATTGCAACTAAAGCAGTATCGTTTCGAAACACACCAGTTGAATAGACTGGCTGCGGAAGGCGCACCTGTCCAGTTGTTGCAGCAGTTGGAAGCTCTGGATCCGAAAGATGCGATCCAGAAGATGCGCGCACTCGGACGGCTTGCGCCAGGAGAATTGCATAGCTATTTCAACTTGATCAATCAACAGCAAGCTCTGGTACACAAACGCACGATGCAACAGCTTGATGCGCAATTGCAAGATTACCGTAAATACGGTAAGCAGACTGCGCTTCAAATCGTCGCAGGTATCAAGGACGCATATCCCGATGTGAATAGAGAACTACGGGCTATGCTCAACCGTATCTTCGGTGGTGGCGCTGGAAGCAGCATAGGACGTGGTGGCAGTGGAACGCACAACAGTCACAACAAGAACAACAGTGACAATGTGACGTTTAACGTAACAGTACATGGTGGTGAGCATATGACCAAAGCTCAGCTACAACATGCTATGTGGGTTGCATATCAGCGACATAGACATAAGCGATGATTACCACACTCAATTTCGTTCCCATAACTGGCTCGACTATCGTACTCAATACAGACCCTCCTGGCTATCCTGTGGAGGAGTATGACTGTACGGTGCAAGATCGGGTCGATATGGGCAGAAGCAGATTACAGGCTCAGGGTACGTGGCCTACATTCCCATACGAGGGTGGTATGGAGATCCGTATGGCAGGCCATATCATCGGGACAGACTCGAACGACTACACTGCGCGCAGACATGCTCTAGTCGCTGCATGGCGTTTCCCGACAGGTCCGACTGCACGTAGGCATGGCACGCTAGTTGTTAGATATGACGGAGAATCGGAAGATTGGAATGCAGACGTTGTAGTAACTGCGTTTGCTGCGCCGCGTGGTGGACTATCGCCTGCAATTAGTCCGTGGAGCGCGATATTCTTTAGTTGGTTGCCCTATTTCATTGGAGCCACATCGGGTACTAAGCACTACGACGGCTGATGCCAGGGCTTATTCCTCCGTTTGATCCGTCAAGCCCGCAGGCTTTGCCACTTGTGCCTCGTACCTTACTAGGTGCATCTCTTACTCTTCCGCCGAACGTTGATACTACAACCATAAAATCAATTACTACACTGTTTTCGGCGGAAATGACACAAGTGGTGCCTTCCGGCTTTTGGGGACCACACGACACGGATAGTGGATATATCTAGTGCCAACAATTACTCCGGATGGGCAGTATTACGTGGATCTAGGGCACGATCCTATGTTTACGGGTGGTTCGTTCGTGTCGGTCTACCCCGAGAACTGTACTTTCAGTCGAATGATCAAAGGCGTAGGAGACATTAGCTTTGAGCTTAGTTTCTCTGCTACTGATCAAGACGGCAATCCTTCCGTAACTGCGCCAGTTAACGTAGCTGATCCCAATACAGCACGTCCTAGTTGGGTGCCCAAGTATGGGCCATATCGCACGTATTTTAGGCTGCGTTACGGAGATGTAGCAATCATCGCCGGCGTGATTACCAATACGTCATCCACCAAAGGTTCTGATTTCATGACCTTGACCGGAAAGACGTGGGAGCATTTCTTAGAGAAATGGATCTATCCCGATGATGCGCGTATGGCGTGGAGCTTAGCGAATCTGTACGTCTTTCCTAACTCTTTTACAGGAAATGAAATCGGCCTCGGATTGGGACACGCTACGCCTTCGAGTCTTGTCTACGAAGCGGCTAATCGCGATGTAATCTACATTCTAAGCGATATCTTCTCTGAAACGATGAATTTGCCATACCGCGTTATTTTCGACATTAGTACTCTAGCCGGCTTAAGCGGTGTTAAGTCTTTGTATTTCACGTACAATTGGGGCGATACGTCTACGATCAATGGTTTGTTCGATACACTCTCATCGATCTATCCTGGATTTGATTGGTGGATTTCGCAGGACATGAAGATTATGTGGAGTTCACCTTACAGATTCGGAAGTCCTGATGCGCCGTATTTGTTTGATAACATCGCTGATGCAACTCCGGGAATCGACATTGCATTCAATAATAACGGTCCGGTAGCGACGCACGTACTTGCTTCTGGATCGGGACTCGCAACTCCGCAGGTATTGCGTCGAGGAATGGGTAGTCCCTCAAATGAATCATTCTACAGTCGTTTCGATACTGCCGTGGATGTCGGTGACGTGCGGAACATTGATGAGATGAATGCCAAAACGCAACATGAGTTAGTTGTAGACGTACAGCCGCAGCATGAAATTCCGCTCACGATGTATCCAGCTCAGTATTCACCTGACGAGCGCACGTATTGGGCAAATTACAGAGTCGGACGCGCCATAGGCATGACGATGGATTTCTTCTATCACAAAGTAATTGAGCCTCAGCAGCTTGTGTCTTATCAAGCCTCGCTGAGCAATGAAGGTGAAGCAGTAGTAAACTGGACATTGCAGCAAATCTATAAATATTCGACAACAGCGGGAGTGTTTGAGGGATGAATGATCAGGCTATGATGAGACTGCTTGATGATTACGGTAAGCGCATCTCCGAACTGGAAGCTACGGTCAAGAGACTACAGCGCAATAATATTCCTACCATTCCTATCTATGACAATACTAATTGGCCTTTAAATGCGGTAGAGGGCCAGATCGTGATTGCACCTACTTAATGGCTATTCAGTTAGGTGCCGGATACTGGACGTGTAACTGCACGAAAAACTGCAATTGTGCTGCTAACGAAGACCGTCCGGTAATTCATCCACCAGAGGATTTGTTTTGTTGGAAATGTGGTGATTCGGTGGATGATAGTGTAGAAGTTCATCCAGGTGTACAACGGCGCATTGATAAACGGCAGGAAAGGTTAGCAAACCGCGATGTGGGCTAAGTTTAATTGCGCTGGTAGTCAGTCCTACGCAATTAAAGACCTTGGCGGTATATTGCCTGTAAGCGCATCAGGTTCAGGTTGGCGGCAGAGTGATTATTGGGTTACAGCAGATATTTATATTCCAACAACGACATTGACTGTTAATGATCCTGTTTGTGGTTGCACGGACAATGATCTTTGTGGAGAAAGTGCGGCTGTACTGGCGCTCCTAGGAGTACCCTACAACGCTTTCGGGTTCAATGAACAAACCTCAATATGGATAGAAGATTTTAATGATCCAGTTGGAGATCAATGGACATGGGTTGCTGATACACTGTCTGGCAGTTTCGGAGTTCTCTACACTCCTGGGACTGTGGTTACAGTAGAAGCCCATATCACTCCGAACGCATCATATCCAGCAACATCTGGTAGTTCTCCTAATCATGTGTTTTGGTATTTCAATGGTATCGCCGGTAGTGGACCATCCAATTGTGCTGACGGTGCGGGTGGTATAGGAATTGGAGGTATGTTCGCCCTAGGATGTAATTGCGAATGGTATTACATTACTAATGTTAAGGTTGGATCAACGCGTGGAGCATCTGATTATTTCTCGGATAATTTTTCATCCGGTGATTTTTCTAATTGGTCATCTACTGCCGGAATTGTTGGAGTAGTCGCATCTCCCACAAATTGTGGTGGTGCAACTAACACTACATCAGTGTCTCCAAGTAATGGCTGTGCAGGAACGGTTGTAACGCTCACAGGTTCAGGTTATGCACATTCCAGCGCATTAACGCTAGAATTCAACTCCGTTGTGATTCCATTCTCTGCGGCCACAACAGATAGCTCAGGTAACTTTACTGGCACATTTGTCGTTCCGTTTGGACTCAATGCGTGTGAGACTTGTACCTATTCAATATTGATATCGGATGCATCAGCAAATAATGGAGCTTTAACATGGAATATGTGTTGTAATGACGGAATGGATGAGCCTCACATCGATACGCCGCTAGGTAGTTACTCTGGTGGAACTCCGATGCATTATATTCGCTTCAACAACGAAAATTGGTACGTCAACAATATGGGTCTTAGTAGTAGTACGTTCCCACCCGATTTTGCGACGCCAGCGATGGAAGTGGTCAGAGTTGATGATTTTGGAACACAGACCATTTATCCGGTAGACATCGCACAGACTGATATTACCTATGATTTTGGATTCACACTTACTGTCCCAAATCCATACAATGCAGGCCAAGGAAATTGGGGAAGCGATCTCTGGTTCGGTAATTGGTACAAGTCTATTTATAGTGCTAAATTCGCTACTGATGGCACTAATCTGTGGCTTGTCACTTTGACAGAGAGAACAGTGCCATATCCGTACCTTTCAATCGCAGATGGTCAAGGATCAATGCCCGACGCTGACGATTTCTTTCAGAGTATTTATGCCATGAGCAGTGGTTATACCAATTACGGAGTTAGAAGTAATTTCACATATCAAAGAGGCTATCATCAATCAACATCGGGAGTTGCTAACTTCTATAATCAATCGCCTCCATACACAGACTCGGGTGATAATCTCTCTGGACACTATACAGTTCCATATATCATGGTGCATATCTGGAACGGTAGTGGATTTACTAAGATAGATGAGGAAGTTGCCAAGTATTATACATCAAGTGAGATTGCTGAATCTGGTCACGGCGGTGGTGGTTTGGGGCAACCTATGGCGTACCAAGGATTTGGTGCTCCTAATGTTCAGAATTGGGAAGGCCCAAACAAAATCATGTCAGATATTATGGTTGCTGCGTCACCCGCGCAACCGGGAGTTTTGCATGTACTTTGGTATGAAGGTGGATCTTGGGGTCAATATGGTACGAGCGGCGCACTCTCATGGGGTTTGGCTGTATGGGATAGCTGCGCTCCAAATTGTGATTACCGATTGTCATATACCACATGGAGTACATCGGCTAAAACTCATTCATATGATATGCTACATACGCATATCGACCGTACCAGCTACAATTTCGGATATGTGACTGGCGGTACTTGGTACCCTACAGGCTATACGTGGCCGGGAAGTCCTTCAGACTTTGTATTCTCAAACTGTTTCGAATTACGCAACGATGGTGGTTTTCCTATGATGTGGCTTGCATCTGCCAAAATAACCCCTGTGGGTGGTTTTGATAGTTCTGGGAATCCCAATCTTAATTATGATGCCAGTGCTCCTGATCTAGATTTCAAAATTTATGATATCTCAGGCGGAACAATGACTTTGCTGCAAACATTCGACTATGCCACGCTTCAACCTATGACAACTGATATGTATAGTGGAGAGACACCGCCGACCCATTTTCTTCCGGAAAGCTTCGATAGTGGATTCAATGGTGTTTCAGGTTTCGGTGTGTCTCTACCATATACTGATCCTACTTTAGGTGGTACAATAGTCCATCTTTTCGGAATGCGCTGGACTGGTGGGAGTGCCAATGTAGGAACATACTATCGCATTCCTGTAGATGGATCAGCAGCAATTGATCTTATGGATGGGATCAGAGCAAGCAACTATACCTACATAGTTGGTGCATTTAGTACTGGATTTTCCTCTCTAATTAATCAATACGATTGGACTTCCGATTCAAGAAGTGGATGGTTCCCTGCTACCAGTAACAATTTTTGGCGATTGAGTAGAATTTGTACTCTTGGTTGGTCATCTCGTCCTCAACTATGGCCATACGGCTCAGTTTATAATCATACTCCCTCTCGTGTATGCAATGGAACATATCAGAATGGCGATTATATTTATTATGTAACTGGCACAGGGGCAGACACCAATACTTCTCCGCCATATCGTGTAACAAAGCTACAAATTCATCGTCATGCCAACCCATGTCATTGTGCTGGTTGTGATGGACCCATATGGTTCTACGTAGATGGTCAATGGAGACAGGCAGGAGTTGATCCTGCTTGGAACATCTATGTCTTCCGTAACGGAACGTGGCATCCAGTTTGCATAGATCCCGATACTGATGCTTATGCTAGCATCGCAGGTTCATGGGTACCCGGATGAATAAATTTCATCCTGTTGATTTCGTTGCGATGGTACTTGCGTGTGCCGTTACGCTGATTGGATTTATGATCGGGCTTGCGCTCGTGATCAACGTCATTGAGAAGCACAATTCATCTCAGACGCTCGGCGAGAACGCGACACAGATCTTGATCGCGGTGATGGGAGGTCTGATTGGTGTACTCGGAAGTTATATTGGCTTTAACATCTATGTGAAACACGAAGATTCAAAGAAGGAAAACGAAAGGGAAAGGTAGGAAACGATCATGAAGATCGATCCAGGATTGGTGTCATTCATTAGTATGCTTGCGATGGTCTGCATCGCAACAGTCGTAACGCTTGCATACATTAACGGCTGGGGTTAGCATGGCAAGCAGGACACTACATCTAACCACTCCAATGATGCGCGGTGCAGACGTTAAAGCTGCTCAGAATCTTCTGCGTGAACACGGCTATCTTGGAGATAAATACATCGATGGAGTCTTCGGTATCCAAACAGCTCATGCCATTGAGAATGCCAAATTCCATCTTGGTTATCCTGTTGGCGAGATCAAGCCGATGTATGGTGATGTGATTAAAGGACTCCTTGAAGGCAAGATCAAACCTAGTAAGAATATGGAGCGACTAGCCAATGCTCGAAAAGGCGAGAGCTTCCTCAAATTTGAAGAGCAAGCGCAGCGGCATAAGATCGCGCAGATTGCTCATTGGGGTGTAGCAAACACAGGACAGATCCATTACGAAGAGTTACGCCCAATCGATGGAATCCATCACAAGTATAAACTTCCTCTTTGGACTGACTGTTCCGGATTCGCTACACTTTGCTATTGTTGGGCCGGCGCTCCCGATCCTAATGGACGTAACTATGATGGTCTTGGATATACAGGGACATTACTACAGCACATGAAGCATATTCCTGGCTACCTAGCAGATGTTGCAGATCTTGTAGTCTTTGGCCCATTTCCAGGACACCATGTAGTTATTCTTACCGGCGATAATGGAGCATGTGTGTCTCACGGACGAGAAGCTGACCCGACCCAAACTACGGTACATAATGAAGCTGAGTTCCAACCTCCGGGCATTACTTATCTAACCTTACGGAGTTGGAACCTGCCACTACTAATCGAGAACATTTAAAAGCTTGGGGGCAGTTCCTCCGGTTAACCTCTCCGACCGCTGGACTGAACTGCCCCCAAGATAACTACATGATCTGCTTCAACTTCAATGTTTTCTTGCAATGGGTATCAGCCTGTACATGGACGCTTTGCTTTCCTGTCGTGTTCGAGTTCTGCTTCGCAGATATCATGTGATTAGATCGAACGTTAGCCTATGTCGGTTGACGAATTGCGTACCTGCTCCATGGAACAACCAATAGAGCATGTGCTTGCATGCAACTCGTCCATGCTCTAGACCCGGAAGATACAGCTCCATCTCTTTGAGTTTGATGTCCGTAAAGTACGTGTAGTTGCCGACGGCCTTATCACTGCCCTGTGGGTAGGTGCCCTTTATCGGCGTATGTAGCTGTTCATACAGCCTTAAAACGCCAATCAACTCCACAGGGCGCAATATGCCAGCTTGACGCATACCTTGCGGTCTATATTGGAAACTCTCATAGATGAGTGCATCAGGACTCTCTTGATTCAGAAACATCCAGAGATCAGCTTCTAACCATCTTTCCTGAAAATAGCTCAGACGGGCATGGTTTACCTCTGGATAGATCTCTGCTTTGCAGATTCCTGTGTACCCTCCAGGATCTAGAGCAAGGACATTAAGCATCGAGGCCACCATTTGCCCTGAGCCTGTTTCAGACATATTCATGAGCGTCCGGGCGCTCGCGTGGCGCGAGGCGGGCAATGGTGCAGCCCTGGGCCGCGCTACTCGGCGGTTTCTTCCGCAGCCCCTTCTTCGGTCTCTACGGATTCGGATTCTTCTGACGATCCTTCATCATTCTGAGCATCTTCCTGCTCTTGATTCTCTTCAGGTTCAGTAGTACTCATGGCTTTGGTCCCTCTCCTGAGTAGGGAAATGCATGACCAGTCTCTACCATAGTTTCATTGAGTGAATTGGTCATGAGGTTAGTGTAGTCGATGTCGGCTGGATCTGTGTAGATATACGCGAGTACACGTCCATACTTTTCGAATTCGTGATATGCAGTTGTTACGATCCAGCATAGATCGCCGGCTATGATAAGAGTATTTAGGAACTGTGTAGCTGCTTGACCGTCAGGAGTGTTATGTTCGTGAGCATTGATACCAGCGAATCGAATACCTTTATTACGCGACCATACACTCATTCCTTGATCGATGTCTCCGACAATCGTGTCACCATCGATGACTCGAATGTGTGTGTATTCATACCGCCAGTAACGAGGTTTAGATGGAGCATTCATAATCTGCAAGATCACCCCAATTCTGACCGATTTCCATCGAAGTGGCAAAAGGAAAGTCCCATCCGATCGAATCCTTAGGTGCCGCAAGCATCACTTGCTTAATGATCTTAGCTGTCTCATCCACATGATCTTCCTTCACTCTTGCAACTATGTTATCGTGAACCTGCAAACAGACTAAGGCTTTGGACGGATCCAACTCTTCAGTGAGGACCACCATTGCATGAAGCGTGATGTTGGCGGCGATGTTTTGAGGGAGGAAGTTGATTCCTTCTCTGATGCTGGCATTTCTGTTTTCTTTGGTGATGAGATGGAATCTTCGCTTGTGTCCGAAGGGACTGACAACCTCTCCGACTGTTGTGACAAGTTTGGCGATTTCGTTTGTCCACTCTCGGACTTGGGGGAACTCTGCCCACCACCACTCGATGAACTTCTCGGCTTCTTCCTTTGGGATGCCATGCTTCTCCTGAAATGTATCTGCGGATTGCAGGTAAGCAACACCGAAATTCATGTTCTTACAATTTACTCGCTGCTCCTTGGTGTATTCGATTCCGTAGAATCGCTCTGCGACGATATCATGGAGATCAAGTTCGTCGCGGTAGATTCTACCAAGTCCGTCATCGCCGCTGAGTGCTGCGATTGAACGTAGCTCTGCTTGACTGTAGTCGGCAGAGACAAGTTGTTCTCCATCTCCTGCCACAAAGAGACTACGAATGTTAGGAAGTCCATCCTTAGTGCGGGTGATGTTTTGGAGATTTGGATTCGATGAGCTAGTTCTTCCAGTAACAGTGTTATGGAGCTTGAAGTCGGTATAGAGGATTCCATCATTAGCTGCCGCCTTTAGGACTAGGGCTTCAAGGTAGGTTGATCGCTGCTTGTCAAGTTCCTTGAACCTTTCAAAGTAGCGTCCCCAAGTACTGACAACCTCGCGTGTCCTTCGAATCTGATCGCCTGTTCGAATGCGACCAGGCTCATCCGATCCAATACCCTCCATGCCAGATACCACAAATCTGCCAGCATTAACTGCTTCGTATACGGGCTTAGCAGTGGATCTCTCGTCTTTGAGTTCGATGCCCTGTGGAAGAATGTTCCATTTGTCATAGATGAATACCGCCGTTTGTGTTGGACTATTGGGATTGTACTCGATGTCACCGACTGTATCTTGGAGCTTCTTACGCAAGTTGTCAAGTTCAGGCCATACCTCCCCTTCGAGGATATCTAACCCTCTTCGGACATCGTAGTAGTTTCCGGCGAGTTCAACTTTCGTGAACGCTTCACTAGCTCTAATGAGATGATCTCTGTAGAGAGAGTAAACTCCATCTCGCTCTGCTTTTTCCCGGAGAATAGGAAACAGTCTAGCAGTTCCTCCAGCGTCCAGCGCGTTGTATTCGTAAAGTTCATCGGGTGTAGGAAGGTCGGATAATTTGTCATAATGTAACTGCTTCTCAAGATTCCGTACCTTCGCTTTCCATGCCTTAACCTCCGGAGGCTCATAATGAGGCCACCCTAACTCGTTCATGAGCAGGTAATCGAGCGAGTGAACTGATGCTTCGTCTGATCTTTCGTCTAGTGCCCATGAAAGAAGTAGTGTGTCTTCATCTACTCTTGCGTGTACTCCTTTAGATCTAAAGTTACGTACATCAAACTTTCCGTTGTGATATAAGTAACGGATCTCCCTAGCTGTAACGATGGGTCTAATGAAATTCCTATAAGTATAGTCATCGGAGCAGACGGCTTCTCCGAAAGATACCGATTTAGAACCATCCTTTGAGAGTCCGAGAGCAACCAGTGGGGCAGATCCTCGTAAACCTTTCGTTTCGATATCAATCGATAAAAACGGGATGGATTCTTTTGTAATAATCCCCAACCATCTTCGACCTTCTTTGACATCGTTAGTCCAATCTACTTGGGGGAGTTCAGGTGTCGGAGTTGGATCGAGCGCGAGTTTGAAGTCTCGAACGAGGTTCGGGAAGCTAGAATCGTCGCGGAGTACGAGCGCAGGATTGTTCGTGGCAACACATATTCTTCCATCACGATTAATTCGATATCCCCGATACGATCCGACAGTGCCGCTTCCAATGATGCTGTTAGTTGCCTCTGGGCCGCAACAGATAACGGTATCGATACCTCGTAGTTCCTGGCGTAATCGATGACTACAAGCCTGAATCGCCGCTTTGGGCGGTTTCTCAGTCTGACAGAGAACGGTATTAGTAACCAGAATCTCTTCACGCTTTACCCCGTACAAATCTAGCAGATGATCAAGGACTTTACCACTCGGCCCTGAGAATGGCCGCTTATCCTTCACATCGTAATATCCTGGACTCCTCGATACTACGGCTATCTTGGCATTCTCTGGCCCATCTGACGGAGCGCACTTTGCACCTATTAATGGGCATTGTTCGCAGAGAGCATCAGGATGCTTACGCTGCTTGACTTCTAGCAATTCTCTTACGCTCCGCTTCTGAGTCGTCGTTACTGAACCAGTTAGGTTTAGGTCCAGCTTGATGAACATGATTGTAGTGAATCTCGTCACGACGTAACTCGATCAATGTGTTCAATACGAGAGCGGCGGATCTTCTACTCATGGTTCTAGCTTCACGTATAGTTCCATCGTGTCGATAGCGTGGACACGTTCCTATCCAGTTGCGAAGAGTGGTACGATGTGTACCCAATCTCTTAGCAGCTTTTCGTTCAGACCCACATCTTATGATGATCTCTAGAAGATACGGCCTAAATTTTGACAAGGGTACACGCTTTCGTTTCATCAGTGCTTGTTGTTACCACGCGGGATATCGAATCTTGGGCCAGGAGCAAGCTTCATTTGCAACGCCTGTAGCTTAGCTTCCTTAGCCTGCGGAAACATCGCGTTCATCTGGTTCACCATCCAGCGCCCGATGAAGTTATTCAATTCACGCTCGTCCTCTATGACGCCTTTCTCGATCAAGAACGCTGTCACTGCATGAAGCTTGCAATCCATCATGAACGCATCGAATTGTACGACGGCACCAGGAGGCGCACCAATCTCTTCATGCCACCGCTTAAGGATCTTATTCATGTCCTGCGCGATCTCTTGTGCTTCTTCATCTAGTTGATCGTCCACCACTGTTCTCCTTTCCCCTGCTTCTTCCGACGTACTTCGCCACGATCCACTAACGTCATGAGAATCTCATTCATCTCACGCGATGATAGGTGTGTTAGTCTCATTAGATCAGTCTTGTATATTCCAGGCTTACTGGCAATATGGCGCCTGATCTTTTCAAGCTGTCTGAGCGTAGATGTCTTACCGGCGTTGAGCATGAGGTCAATCGAGTCGCGCCCCCAACGCTGTACGAATCTTGCAGCGTTGCGAACATCACGCAACTCGACATCGAATGTGCCTTCTTGTGGTTCTTGACGACTAGCTGCTATCAAGAGCGATAGCTTGAGAAGACTACGCGACAGACGTTCGAATGTCGGCAACGCGAGAAGCTTATAGTATGACTCGTATGCTGCGGCTACCATCGTCGCCTCGATCGCTTGATATGCTTCCCACGCTTCGTCAGTTAATACAGCATCACATCGGACAGTATCTCCAATATCAGCGAGATTGATGGTTTGTCCACCTACCTTGATCGCCCCTGTGGGAATGTTTGACCCAAAACCATCGCGAGCTTCTGATAGCGAATCGATTACCTTTTGTCGGGCGACCAGACCTGCGGTTGTGTTATGCGTTGTAGGTCTGATCTTGGTAATATCCTGTTCTCCGATGACTACTAAGAACCGAGGTAGAAATCCGCTCAATACATAATCGTCAGACAAGCTTGAGAACACTTCGTCCTTGATGCCACCACCGAAGAAGATGAATACCGGATCATGAATCTCGACTGTTTCTTTGCGAAGCATGCGTGTATAGTTTCGCGGCACATCATAGAGTTGTGCGAACGTCTCAGGCATACCCGACATCCAATCTTTCTTGTTGATCGATTTGAAGAGTCCACTCACTTCGTCTTTATGAAAGACACTGACACGACCTGGACGTATCGATAGACCTTGTAGTAGTCCCTCGGCTGATCCGTCTGTTGCGAGTACAGCCTGATTATCAATCTCCCACAGGACGCCTTTTGCCATCTCCATCGCTGTAGTCTTTCTGTCGATGGTAGAGGCGCCAAGCACTAATCCCCATAGGTTCGGGATCATGCGTCCATAGGATGTCTCTAGTTTGATATGTCCTGCAAATGTGGCGGATAGGATGATCGCTCCACATAGGTCATGAAAGATGGGTACGGCATCTGTTACTGATGTTGCCCACTCTGCGTAGGCGTCGATGAATGTATCATGTTCGCATTCATCCTCGTCTACCAGCTTGGGCATCGTTAGTACATCAACACTGTTCGTGACAACGTTGATTCGTTTCTGAATCTCGAAAGCTTTGAGAACCTCACGCCATAGGAATCTCGGAGGTCTACCATCGCGAAAATACTTGTTGCACTTCGCAGTCATAGCGACCGAGAATACTTCGTCAGGTTCCATACCAGCCTCGAACGCTAGATTCTCAAGCTTCCATAGCCTCTCTGACCAATCATGCTGAGGCTCAGGCTCTATTTGATGAAGCTCAAAGAAGCTGCGCTCTAGATAAGGCTGATACTTATAGGTGATATGCTCTACGTCTGGAAGATTCTGAACGTCAGGCATGCCTGCATCGATAACGTTGTCATCTAGATCTGATAATGGAGCCGGCTCAAGTAGCTCCAATGCTTCAATCGTTGTAGGAACTCTATTGACGTTATCGATGATGTGGATTTCTGGTTCATCTTTGTACTTGAGATTGCGTGTGTATGGAATTCGAAGAAGCTGAGTCAGATCCCATCCTGTAGGGTCAGCACCATCATTACGGTACCTGTAAGCAAGACGCTTACTGTAGTCTTCCGCGATGTCGGGCGGGATCTCCTGATCTAGTTTCCAGATTGCCTGGTAATGTCCTGGAGATGATTCGACAATAATGTTTGGCTTCGGCTCGATGTTATTCGGATCCGCCGTATCCAGATCTGACCATACGACATCGTGAGATATGCATTGATGCTTGAGTCTTTCGGGTCTAGCAAGTATGTTAACGCCATACCAAAGGTTTCGTGACAATTTGTGCCGTTCAATGAACCCAAGTACCTGATCCTTTTCTGTAGGCCAGTGGAAGAATTTCTGTCTAAATGACTGACGTGGATTAATCGCGTCAGCATATGCAAGACAGATGAAACCGTCCTTTTCTGCGAACAACCACTCAAAAAAGTCAGTCTGAAGCTTTACTGTTGGATCTACAGGAATGTCGCCCACACTCCCTAATATAAATCGGGGGGATACTATGTATCCCCCCGATCTTGTTAGAGTCTAGAGAAGTCCAGACTCCGAAGCTGATGCTACGTCCGCGAGACTACGGAATCCCGAAACCTCGTTATCATACTCATCATCCGTACCGCGCTTCAGCTTCTTCTTGACACTGAGGACAGCGCGGCGCTCGACAAGATCATTCGTGTCAAGCTCGAAATTCCCACCAGTAACATCTGCCTCAGAGTAACCAATGGCAACGAGAAAACGAACGATCTGACCGTTCATCTTCTTGTAATGCTCGTATGCCTTACCATTGATCTTTGCAGGCGGAACTACCAACGTCCTGAACACACGCCTGTTGTAGTACTCTGAGTCCTCATGACTCTCACCAGGACCATCATCCTCGCCAACACGTCCGAGAATCTTCCAGTGAGTCCAGATCATCGGCGTACCTTTCGGCAGCTTCGATCCCTCACTTCCTTTTGTCTCACGTTCGTCAGCATCGAAGATTTCGGCCCAATACTTTCCTGATGGAATCGCATCGTATTCGAAATCGACTTGCTCATTGTCAGTCAGGTTCAGAAGCGGTGACACCGTTACTTCCTCCGTTCTGGATGCTGTGCATTATTTTTGACATGTCTGGATCGATCATGAACCCGCCCAGGGTACCTGTACGATCCTTTGCGATTACTCGCTGTGTGCCTTCGAACTGAATGGTTCGTTTCTGATCGTCGTTCTTGTACATGTACCCGACGATATCTACGAACCCTCCGATTTCTGACTTCAGTTTACCAGGCAATGATGGATAGTATCTCGGTTTTCTACCCTCCTCCTTATCCTCTATTACGAGAGCAGTAATGATTGTGTGCATAGGAAGATCACGGTAAGCGCGAATAATCTTACGCATGTGACTTCGCGATACTCCCCATTCACGTTGTGATGGAACGTCAATGTCGCGATCCGGATCACGCTTCACAACGTCTTTCATGATCGCGATCATGTCCATGTCTTGAATCTCTGTTGCTGAATCGAGCAACACTGTCTTGTAGTATCCCGACGTGTCCATTGCTAGCTCGTTGTAAAGCTTCTCTATCTCCTTACGATCCTTGTACTTTACGATCTCGATACGTTTGCGAATTTCCTCTGGAAACTGGCGTAGTGTTAGTGTTCCACCTTCGGTGTCGCAAGCTAGTACAGGATACATACCTTCAACTTCTGCGGCTGATCCTGCAAGGCGTGTCTTACCTACACCTGTCTCAGCATACACTAAGAGATTTAGGTAAGGTACATCCTCAGGAACGGGAGACACCGGAAGATCTTTAACGCTCATGTCTGCTCCGGATCTTTGGGACTAACAGGTAAGTCCTTTACACTCATGATTTTCCTACTTCATACTTCCACATTGCGGACACTGCATACCTGATGCTTTAGGCGTATATCCACAATTGGGACATGCACGCTGCGGCGTTCCTCCTGTTCCAGGTACTCCAGGAATAGTCATTCGGACGCTCATGATTTTCCTACCACTTAGGTCGCCGACTCGAACGTAGCAAAGGCTGAGCTAAGATCACTCATTGGTTGCCGACATCGAGTCCTGGAATGACTGTGATGCTGCATCAAGTGCGTTAGCTACTGCAACCAGCGTGCGAGCGATGCTATTCAGTAGCTCAGCACCACTCTGCTTCAGTTCGTCCGCGTTGATATCAACTGCCGCAAGAGTATTAGCTGCACTCTCAAGATTCGATGCAGCCTCTAGCAATGTGTCACCCACTGTTACTCCTTCCCATTAATAGTGGACACCTTTTTTAGCCCGCACTATCTGTGCCAACTTACCGATGTCTGGATTGTAATAATTGGCTAGCCATTCTGCCGTTTCCTTGTCAGCAGCATCTACGAATCTACTGTATTGAGTATTATCAGGTCTGAGAAAGTATGCGATGAATTTCATCATCGTGACCAGTTCTTTTCGAACATGTCGTCTAGCATCATCTGCCAGTCTGAGCCGTCGTCCACTGCGATGCAGGGTGCTCGGAAAGGACAATTTAGGCACATGTAGTCGCCTGTGGGATTTGGATAAATGCGCGGATCGTCTAGCATGTCCATTGCTTCCATGTAAATGCGCTTCCCACAGGATCGAATTTCTGCTCTATTCCGTCTGACCATATCACGCTTAATGAATTGCTCATGCCCAACAGTGTTGACATATTCGACATAGGCTTGTAGCTTAGGATCCTCATCAACGATCATCTGGATGCCGTTGTCGTCGATGAACTTCTGTAGCATCTCTGGCGTGGTTGACTCTTTGTTCCTGTCTACAGAGAACACTCCACCGCGTACTTCTGTAGGTGGAGATGGAAATGCCTTACGTATCGCATTGTATAGAACGAAGTCGATCTTGTCATACTCCAGCTCATGTATTGCAGCCTCTTGTTCGGCAGCATACATGTACGTAGTGCATTGCTCATCTTTGTCCAGCTTGCGGAAGTAGTCCTCATCGATCCGAATGGCAGACTTATGTTCCAGGATTCCGAACCTACCAGTTTCGTTGTCCTGAATGATAGCGTCCTGCGTCCCTCGGATATGAACAGGTTTGGTAACTCCATCTCTAGGATCATGCCGTACAAGAACATCGTTGTATGTAGAGTCCCATACAGGGACCGAGAATGTATGCTCTGCCATGATTACACTGAAGTTGTCATGCTCTTCCGCGTAATCCCTGTAGTACTTGAGCATGTTGATGCCAAGCTCACGATGCTCCTCGAACGGCTCGACATCCGGATCATCAATCAGATCCTTGAGGCCAACTACCTTATAGTCTCCGGTGTGAGGATCTTGTATTGGCTTTCGGTCATAGACCTGATCGAGCCATTCCTCTGTTATATGCCCACCACGCCATTGCACTTCCCACCAAGTCTGAAAGACCTCGACAGGATCACGCGGTAGGTGTGGATCGTAGTAATGCCGCAATGCCCAATGAATGCCACTACCGAACCAAAGTGGCATTACTACTACGGCACCCTGATCAGCCCTGGGAACTAGATTGTTCCGCATCGGGCTAGTCCAATTCCAGCGTCGTCGGCAACGTTTGAACGTCGCACGATCGGACGCATGTATTGGTATTACTTCGGTTTTGTCCGGAATATCCGGAGGGTAAATTGCTTGCTTGGGAAGTCTCACGATCAGTTTGTCCTTGCATATTCGCCGTATTTCTGGATCGCTGCTTTATTGTAGGCTTCTGCCGCATCCTCTTCTGATTCGAACCTACCGATTGTGCGTTGGCCTATCTTCGCAATCCACTTATGTTTGCGTTTGTCCCATGTAACGCCTTTGTATTCGCTGCTCCACTTGCCTGCATGTTTGCCAGAGTTGGCCCCGTTCTGACTTCGTGTAGCAGCACGGAGATTTCCTCTCCTATTGTCGAGCGTATCGCCGTTCTTGTGGTCTACCATCACAACATCCTTTAGGATGAAGCGATGAAGATATCCGATCTTGTTGTTGTATGCATATGGTCTACCACTACAGATCCGCGCATACCATTTATACCGAGTTACCTCGGCAATATCAGATTCGTCTACAACTGCGACAAAGCCCTTAGTTAGTGGTACTGCTTGGAAGTCGCGCAATTGACTTCCTCCTCCCGTAGGTCTTACGCAGGGTACACTATCACACTTTCAGTCTGATTGCAACCTAGTGGTATTTGCCGTTTCCGTTGCTTACTGGATGCATGTCCTGAAGTTGGCACAGCGTCAGGGATTCAGCAGTAACCGCCGAAGTTGCGGTAATGATGCGATCTGCTGCTTCACATGCTGTGATTCCCGATGAATCACACATATCGATGATCTGTTGTCCTAGTTCTGCTGCTGTCATTCTTTCGCCCCATTCTTCTCCGACCTACTTACCATACCTCACGGCAGGTGTAATACCTTCAACAACACATTTGCGATTAGCATTGCCGACAATAGCTTGCTTCATGAAACTCTTGTAGCTACCATTCTCATGCGCTGCCCAAGGCTGGAATGGATTACCTTGCTTGCCTGCATCCATCCATAGCTGACGTGCATACTTGACAGCTTTAGATGGATCGAATGCCATTGCTTTGAATTCTGCTGCATCCATGCTCCATGATTGGGCATGAATCGTATTTAGTTGGAACAATCCCATATCGATCGTTCCATCAGGATGAGGATCACCAACAGCTTCCTCATAGTAAGCTGACTCTCCGCCGATAGTGGCTACCATATCAACTAGATGATCGTCAGCCCAACCATTATCATGTAACAGTTGCGCTACATCACGCGGCAACCATTTCTTACCGGCTAATGTTCCCATCTGATCCTTTCTTAATTGCCTCTAACTTGACAACTTGATCTCTTGTTAGCTTGTGCCAGAGAGTGTTACCTTTGCGGGATCGCCTGCGCTTACGTTGTATTCTGTATCGTTCGTTATCTCGGCACATGACAGTACAGAAGCGATCATCCTCGTCCTCGCGAATGAGATAGAACGTCTTTCCGCAGTGTTGACATGTGCGCTCTCTATCAAAGGTAGTCATGTACCGTCATCGCCGCGCAGGAACGCTCGATGTAGTCCCGGCGTTGAGTCCACATCGCCGGTCGGTGTACCGTCCTCGCCGCGCGTCAGAGCACCGCCGTTGTCAAGCTCCTCTGCCCACGCGAGGGCAACGGCTGCGACCTGGATAAGTTCCACGCGAAGTGCGACAGTATCGCGTTCAAGCCACGCCTTGCACGTCTCACCGAACTCCTTACCGAGAACGGCCGCATAGGTGTGATCGTCGCGCCGATCGATACCAGGTCTGCCACCCCACTTAGCGTCTTGGCGCATCCGCTCCATGCTGACCTCGATTAGCAGGGCGTTCATGTCGGTGTACCGTCTTCGTCGCCAAATATACCAACCAGTATTTCTTGCTTGACTTTTTGGTAAGCGGCCGAAGCTTCACTTTCAGTATCGAACCTGCCAAGGTAAGTCGGTTTTCCATTAATAGTGATCATCGCTTTCCATTTGCAGCGCGACGTTTCCCAATGATATCCCTTTGCATCCTTAGAGGCTGCGTGTACATTATCGCTCTGTGTTCCGACACGCAAGTTCGATCTGCGATTATCTAAACCATTACGATTGACATGATCTACTATCCTATTCTCAGGTGGATTCATGATCGATCTATGCATAAGAAGCATTTTCGGGTAAGGATCCCAACAATATGCATACGTTGTTGCTGTTGTTGAGAACGTGTGCCATTTTCTGTTTACAATAAGTTCATAATCTATATCGTCGATGACAGCAACTTTTTGGTTTGTGTACAAACCAACAGATATTTCAGGCATCGCTGTACTCACTGAAGATCTCTTTGAACCAGCCCTTCTTGATTTGGTTGACGTCGAAGACTCTGGAATCGACTGTATCTTTAGCGTTGATGTGGATGATGTTTGCCACTGACTCCTGACCTGGCCTCCATACGCGACTCTCTCCCTGATCGTTGTCTTTCGGACTCCATGACCGATCCAGGAATATGCACGTTGTAGCCGATGTTAGCGAGATTGACTCGCTCCCCAGTTGGAGCGTACATATAAATACTTGATGCTCCCTCTTCGGGAATTCTATCGCCCATTTCTCATACCTCGTCCTGTCGTTGTCCGACTGCTTTAGTTCGATGTACGAGATGCCCTTCTTCTTGAACCTCTCAATAGCTAGCTTGATTGGATCTTTGAAGTTACTGAATACAACGACTTGATCGCGTCGTTCCTCATCCCATTCAAGACCTTCGATGATCTCCATCATCGCATCTAGCTTGGACGATGGTTCAACCAGTTCAATCTCCTGCCTTGTGCGCCCTTCAACCGGATCGTACCATTCTCTTACTACCTTTGGCGTAGCTACTGCAACCTGTCGAGTCCGCTGCAACGCTGCCAAGATGTTCGGTACGACTAGTGGAGTCTCCTGCTGGTCTAGTGTTTGCAGGAACATCACGATATCGTCATACATCTTGCGTTGTACGCTATTAAGTTCAACTCCCACAGGGGAGTAGATAGGTGATGGAAGATTCGGGAACACTTCGGTCTTAGTCCGACGTGGCCCAATTGTTCGAACAAGCTGCCTGAACTCATCACGTTTCGCTGGATTGATACCTAGGATGACTCGCTGCCCTGAAGCATAGTCAAGTGCTTCATTACAGTATGCTTCCCTGAATCTCCAATACGACGTGAATTCTTGCTTGTTCAAAAAATGCAACAGACTCCAGATCTCAGCCGGATTATTGATGAATCCGGTGCCCGTCATGACGTGACGGATCTTAGTCTTGAGCCTCTTGATCTCTCGCGTCCATCCAGTGTTGCGACCTTTGATCCTGTGGGCTTCGTCTAGGATCACGATATCCCAATGGATCTTCTGTAGTTCCTTTAGAACATCGATCTTTTTTGACTTAGCTTTCTTATCCGCCTCAAGGATCTCGGCAAATAGTTCTTCTAGTATGTTGTCTTGCGCTACATCTTCTTCGTCAGCAATATCTTCTGCTGTCTTCTTCTTCTTTGGTTTACGTTTGCTGAACACATTGTAATGAGCTACGAAGATGATGGGATGTCCATTAGCTTCTGGCATTCCGTACTCGATCTCCATGTCACCAAGAACGAGACTGATCTTGCTGGTGTTGACATTCAACAATTCGTAATTGGGTAGAAGGTCAGGAGCATGCTTGAAGTATGTTCCCTTACCCGAACGAGTTGTAATGATTAGAACTTTGGGGTTCTTGACGTCTAACTGTTCTGCCCATTTTGGAATGAGCCAACAAACAGTTGAAGTCTTGTAACAACCGATAAACCCATCTCGCTCCAGTTACTTGACCATGTGCGGTCTTGTAGCTGTTCCATATCTTCAATCTGAAATGGAGCAGGCTGGATACGAGACGAGTTCATCACCTCCTTAGAAGATACATTCATCTAGTTGCCTCCCGTAACGCTGCTTCTTTAGGCAAGCCTTTGTTGACGTGTCTTATGTATCGCTTTGCTGCTCTTCTGCATTCGATGTTGATGGAGCAGAAGTTTCCCGTAGATATAGGTCTTCCGCAGTTGCGGCAGTTTCGTTTGTTGGCAAGCTTGACATAGTTGATAGCACTCTCAATGTCACTTCCTGTGTTTCGCATATGTCCTTCAATTGCATCAATGTTATTTTCAAGCCATACATGTGCTCTGCAAGACGAGCACATGCTTCTGACACTAGCTTGAGCGAATGGCTTGCCACATCTAGCGCATCCGACTCGTCTAGTGCATTCGGCGCACCATCCTGTGTATTCCGATAAGGCATCTGTGAATCTGCCACAATTACTACAGACTTCCATCTCTCCCTGGAAGACTCGTTAGATCAGATGACACATCCTCGCTGTATTTGGCCAGGGCGACCAACCTCTCGCTCTGTACCCATTGCGGCCTGCTTGTAGTTGTGCCCACACTGGCCAGTGGTCAGCTGTGCCCCATCGTCTGTAGAATTTGTAACCATATGCAAGTTGGAATGACATGTCCATCTGCAAACCACCGTAGTATGGAGCATATGGATCATTCCATGCTCCTTCAAAGTGGTGAATACAGAGTAGACCTTGCGTTATGTAATCCATGCGTTCTCGTGCTGTTCTTCCTGCTTCTGCTAGTAAAAGAGCTACTAGTGAGCACAGTATGAATAGCCGTAGAAAGTGGATACACTACCCTCCTGTAGGATGACAGATGGGGGGCACACGATTTCGTAAAACCGCGTGCCCCCTCGGGGGAGAGTGGAAGATGCCATGTACAGGGAAGAACCTGGCATCTTCCTTTTATCCGCCGATTCCGGGGAGATAGTAGAATCGGGCGGATGGTGTTGAACTATAGAGTCCCCATCAGAATCAGATCTCCCCTTCCGAATCATTTGGAGACTCTATTCTTCAACACTTATCTCCTAAAACCGAGGGGGGGATCGAGATTTCTCCCGATCCCCCTGGCTCCGCAGCGACCTTTACGGGAGGTTCGCTGACGTGCCGCCACGTCCGCGAAGCTGCAACGTGCAACCCTATCATAGATCGCCGCGCGTGTCAATCTAGCTAAAAATCGCGATCAACACCAAAACTACAATGAAGCACGCGAATATAAACCAGAAGATTGACCATAGAGTATTGAAGTCCCTATACATTATGCCTCGTCTTGTGCTTGATTGATCGGCACTGTCCAATTGCTTTGTCTAGCCAGATCAATGCCTGTTGTAATGATGGTAACTGGATAGTTGTTATCAACGCAGATGCAACTTAGAACATACATGGCATGCGGTGCACACATAGGTTCACCATTGACTGAGTACATTGCGCGTCTTGTCGTATCTGGATTGATGCTACGACAGTAGGAACAGATCCTACTTTGGGATAAAACACCCAATGGTCCCGTATGTTCAGGTGCATCAGCTTTCTTCGGTTTCGGTTGTTTCTTCGGTTTCTTCGGTTTTACTTCTGGTTCATTCAGAAGCTCAGCAAATAGATCTACATCCTCGTCCATAGTCCTCCCTAGGAAACAAGTAGAGGGTGGCCCGAAGACCACCCTCTACATGGGGCGAACTGTTGCAGGTAGGTGCTAGTTACCCTGCTTGGCAGCCTTGACGAGATCCCTGCGGATCAGGAACACGTTGTCGCCACGCACACGGAACTCCGTGTTGGCTACCGCGTCCTTTGTGTCCTCATCAAGGTTCTCGTCCTTCGCGACGGCTTCCTTGGCCGACGTGAATCCGGTCTTGACCGACTGTGCCTTCTTGCCCTGGAACGGATACGGCTGACCCATCCGACCGGACTTCACGAAATCGATGAGATCATCCTTGTAGATGCCCTTCTCGCGTCCACCGGCCTCGATCTCAAGAATCTGCTCAAGAGTCAGTTCCTCGATTGCGCTCACTGTAATTCCTCCATTCGTTTTTGTGTTGGTTTCTGTTACTTCTGTTACTTCAGGACTTGCGCCTTGCTGTCGGGGTCTTGCCAATTCTCTCAACCTCCCGTTGTAAGCTCTCGATACTGAGAGCTAGGTCTGCTATTGCGGATTTGACGTTTATACCTCCGATCAGTTTGGCGATGTCCTCTACTCGTTGCGCCAGGATAGCAACATCTAGCGCGGCTGTCAAGGGTGCATCAGTAAGATTCTTCCAATCCTCTAGCGTAGGCTCGCGATGCAGCACTAGAACGGTATCAGCACCACGCCCACCCTGACGGATGAGTGTCGTACAACCCATGTCGATCAGACGCTTTCTGATCTTTGAGTAATACGACTGGCTGATACCTAGGCTCCTGAATACACTAACTACACTACCTCGGAAGATCAAAACATCAACACCGTGCATTTTCTCTGTGTTCGCATCCTCCTTCAGTCCCGCGTAGTAACGTGAGGCATGCTCAAACAGCACATTTGGCGTACCGTTCGCGCTCATTCCTTATCTGCCTCAGCTAGAAAACACATGCGACAAACCGCCATATCGTTGATAATTACCATCATGCCCATAGTACGTGGCCTGTCGGTAATTGCGTCATGTAGCGGTACCTCGCACTCTCTGTTTGCGGTATGCTGTAGCTTGATCCAATTCTCTAACGTTCGCACGTCCGTCAGAGACTTGCGTACTCGACGTTTCGGACGATCATCAGATTCTAGAAGCTCCGCGAAGAATCCAACATCTTGATCCTCTAGGAGATCATCTAGAAAAGCAGCATCTTCCATGTTCTCACTCATCGACCTCGCTCTCTCCTGCGGCGAATCCCACATTGAAAGCTAGTGCGATTCCTGATGCTTCTCTACCGAACTGTTCTGCCTCTTCTGTATCTTGCACTACGGTTTCGAAGTCATGCGTGACCGTCATGGCTACATCGATCTTGTTTTCAATTCTCACTTTGTAAATCATGACGCCATCGACAACCTATCGATCTCGTTTCCGAACTCAGTGTAATTGGTATCATCCTCATCAAGAGGCTGACCGAACTGCACCCAAAGATCGAACTCAGTCCTCCAGTTGAATGGCTTCTCAAGGAAATCTGAGACATCCTCAGCAGTATTGAAAGTTCCGAGTCCGATCATGACATCAACAAACGCAAGAACTTCGTCAGGAATGGCGAGTCTATCGAGCGGTGTGTATTCGGACATTCAATCCTCCGTTTCATAAAGCCAGGACTTGAGCCACCATCCCATAGGTGCAAAACCCCTCACAGGGCGAAGATGGAACTTCCACTCTGTGATGGATAGTTTGAATCGCACACCATCGAGCATTACAAACGATCGATTTTGCTCGACAGCCTCACGAACAACATGCCTGTGGGGTGTTAGCCAAGATGCTTTAGTTCCCGGCTGTTTTTGATTACCAAGCAGACTAGCTGCTTGACTCAATGAAAGCTCTTGGATGTTTGCCATTACCAATTCCTCCATGTAGGTATAGTCACCGGCTGTTTACTGCCGTTGACTTCAACTACGTCGGATTCCTCAGGGAATGGTTCTCTCTGAGCTTCCTGCTCATTTCGAATCGAGGTCGGGATAAAGTCTGCAAGACCTCGATCACCCATGAAATCATAGATCAAAGCCATTCGCTCACGAAAACTCGTAAGCTCTTTCTCTAGCTTGTATCTCTGTCTTGCCACATAGTCTACGTCTTGCCACATCGGCTCAGACCATGATTTGATCGCCTTTCGTAAAGGTTCAAGTTGCTCCTGTAGCTGATCTAGCTCACCCTCAAGAATTTTGAGGTTGAATCTGCTGACTTTCATTAGGTGCCTTTTTGTTCGAGTCTACGATTTTTCCGTCTGGATCAAGTTGAATCGTCAGTTCCCATCCGGCAACGTCTGTCATTCTAATGATGACATCATCGTCTGCGTCTTCCAATGAGAACTGATTAAACTCGATCTTCTTCATGAACCGCGAGAATGTTCTGCATTGCAGGCGGTTCAACTGAATTTCCATATAACCTCCCGTAAGGTTAGGTTTGCCTTTGACCTGCGGTTTCCGGACTGATAAACTTTACCAGTCCGGAATCCGAAAGTCAATAGCTGATTAGCTGGAGATTTCCGTGGTCGGATTCAATCCAAAGATTCGGATAGTAGCCGGTCTTCATGGCCTCCAATCGAACTCTGGCAACACAACGCCTTTCGTCGATACCTTCATGCAGAACGATGGGATGTCCATACTTACCTCGTCCCCATACGTTCAGTTCTTCACTTCCAAACTGGACGTGCCAATGTCCGTTGTGGGAACTGATAAATGCGTCGTCCTCGGACGCACCCCATCCTTGATCGTAGAGTCTGGCGAACTCTTCCTTGGCGGACCAGTCGGTACTGAACTCATCAAACGTCACGAATCCCCGTGTATCCTCGTACAATAGGAATCTACCGAATCGTCCACAGTAGCCCCAACCTTCGCTTGACATGTAATCATCCTCGCTACTCATATGTGACCAGCAGCGTAGGATAAGGGCTTTCGCTAGCGCATCGTAATCATGCAGATACGCTTCGTACTTTCCACGTCCATCGTTCTCATCGACGCACAATCCGCAGATGTATGTCTCATCGAGATTATACATCTCCTGCGTTGGTAACAATCTTTCACAAATTACGCACTTCTCACGTTCCATCGCTTTCCTCCCATAGCTCTGACAATGGGTATGTCTCTGGATCGGGACTACATTGATCCAGCCATGCGAATACGTTGAATTCCGGATCAGCCTTCTTGAATCGAGCTGCAAATCGCAACGCAAGATCCGCTAGTGTAGCTCGCTGAACCATCTTCTCTTTTTTCATTCGGTCAGAGTCATCGTAATCACTTACCGGGAATTCACTGCGGATGTCTTTAGCTATTGCGTTGAAATGCCCCTGATGCCATTCAACCGTCATGCCTCACCCCGTATGTACTTCTCGTATGCTTCGACATGCTCAGGGTAGACCTGACGAAGCTTCTCACGATTCGTCAAGTCTGCCTTCATAATGAGCCTAAGAAGACGTGCGCTGAACCAGTCTCCATGTCCAGACAGAATGTGTGAGACATTCTTCTTATCGAATTCACTTATCGTCATTGATTACCTCCAAATCGTCAGCTTGGAATCGTTCAAGCTCCGGACCATCTGGATAGTCTGCCCAAGTAATCTCGGTGATTCGGTGCGTATCTGCACGATCCTCAGTACCATCGAGAAACTTGACATAGACTCTTGGCATAATCATAACGGCGCGTCCTAGATTGTCGTCATAATCACCATCAGGATCAGAAATGCTTTCGACGATACATACAGTATCTCCAAACAAGCACCGAGATCCGATTCTGATTTCATTCTCTTTCCAATCAACTATTTCCATACTCCACATGCTTCTCCTTTCATTGACTTCCGACCCTGGACTTGTGATCCAGGATCGGAAAGCAACTACTTGGTGCGGTAGAACTTCAACTTATTGTACTTGTTCAGTCTGATAGTTCCGATGTGCTTGTAGGAGTTCGCGTTGTGTGATCCTCCTGTAGTAAAGATCTGGAATGCATCCTGACCGTCTGGTGCTACAAATGCCTCAACTTTCACTCCAGTATCCCAACCTCGGACATGAGCCGATACACCTTCCGAACTGTATCGGGATGCGTCGGTCGTCTGGTTGAATCCTCTGACTGTTCCTGCGAATCTACGCTTTCCCATTTACTGCCACCTTTGGAATCCGAGATTGATGAAGCTCTTATTTACACTGTTGCAGAAGTAGTTGACCAAGAAGTTTGGTGTTCCAGGTGTTCCAGCCGCTACTACGATGTTATTCATGTTCTTGGACACCCAAACACAGTGCTTACCGTTACTGATCGGGATGTTATTATTGACACGGTGAAAACCGTGTAACATCGTGTTAGCCAGTGGACAATAGAGTGCCTGTGCTTTTGGCCCACTCCATGCAACAACGATTGGCGCACTGTTCGACTTGAACGTACACATGTAATGTGTTGCTTTTGCTTGTGCTGATCCTGACGTTGCGATGCAGCCTGCTGCTACGCAGGCGGCGACTGCAAGTTTCCTACCCACCTCTCTTTACTCCTTTTCGCGTTGTATGCTTCTAGTGTGACCTTCTGACATGACGTTTCACCGATGCACCATTGCAGATTGTCTGCCCATTCATCTAGTGTGTCGGCATTACCTTCGCGATCCGACAAGACATACTCTGCCAACCTTTCGTAGGCATAGTTCATTGTCTCTTCATGCCAGCTTGTATCGAGGAACTTTCCGCAATCTCCGCAATGATCCGGAGTATCGCCGGCCTCATCTGTATCGAAGATTGGATGAATTTCATTACCTTCCGAATCTTCGAATCGTTCCTCGCCATTGAGGAATCTTTCCGGATCAATGCCTGATTCATCGACGGCTTTGATCATGTCACGCGTGCAGTCTACGCAATGTAGATCCGCATCGAATGTATAACCTACTACTTTCATCGCATCCTCTTTGGGACTAGGAATGTCGATGGGATATTGAATGTTTCTTTGGTTGATGGATGATATACGCTTACCAATTTATCGCCTTTAGGTAGTTCTTCCGGCCCTTCGACTTCGGTCGATGAAGACCATTTGCCGTAGCTTTTCCTGATAATATACTTCGTTGGCACTTCCTTCCTTTCTACGTAGGGTAAGTGAGCCACACTCTACCCTACAAAGCTCGCCTATTGATGCGTCTTATTAGGTTCGCAATGTTCAGTCGAGTTGTTCTTTGCAGCGAGTGTGGCTCACTAGCCCTACGCGGGCTAGTTTGTTTCCTTTGTTCTTTACGCACCCATCCTACGTTCCGCTTCTTGTTCACTCCACATCTCATGCATGTCTTTAGCATCTTCCTCGGACATGATATCTTCGGGATTGACTCCGCTAAGATCGGGTCTACCGCATGTTGGACAAAGACCTCGGTTATACATGTCTTTCTCCATTGCAAGCGTTGCCCAATTCGTTTCACCATCATCGTCCCACGAATCTTGATACTCTTCCATCGTGTAGACAAGTGGCTCTGCTCTTGAACGTCCGTCGATGATCCTACCGTAGATATCCCAAAGCTGCCGGTTCACTTCGGGCGTATTCGGAACCCCACAGGACAAACAGTGTGTTTCGTGATCTTTCAAGAGATTAGGCATAGTACCTCCCGACGATGATTAGATCACGGTCAAACCCACGGTCAAACCCAGCATACTTGACTAGTATACCGGAGAAGAAGGTATCGGGCGAATATCCATCCCACCACTTCATATGTTTCAGCATGAGGGCGGGAATTTGCTGGAACTCGTTTATGTCATACCACCAACCCTTGTACTGAAAGAAGCGGTTATAACACTCTTCGAACCACTCCCCGTCTTCGATGTAGTCGAAGTACTTTGCGCGAATCTTGTCGTCTAGCTCATGACTCGAAAGTAGATCGCGCGGATGATTGTTCGTAACGACTGTGATTTCACTCATAATGTGGCCTCATTTCTGGATATGGCCTCATGATGGTTGTTTCCTCGACTGAGTAACCGTAATGAGTTGAACGATAGGAAAGTACCGAAGTATAGTTGTACTCTTCTTCCTTTTCAGCTCGTACATGTTCTTGCTCATTCAATTCACGACAACGAGCATGAGCATCATCTTCGTTCATGAACGGACCTTCGGGAACCCAATCATCGACTGGATCTCCCGTATCATACCACCATCCGCCCTCCTCAGGACCTCCATACGCAAGACTTACTTCATGCTTGTGAATGAAGTATTTTTGCATTCCTTTTCTCCTGTTGATTGAAGGTACTAAGCAGCCCGATTGCTCGGGCTACCTACTACATTCAATCCTCGTCTGATTCGTGCAATTCGTACACCTCTTCTGCTAGTCCGGCGGATTCATCCGATTGCACGCGAAGATTGCTTCTCTCTGATGGGACGCGAGGATGTCTTGAATCGTCACGTCATGGAATTTTGCGAGCTTGTCGAGAAGCAAGATAGCGAATTCTTCTGCATAATCGCCATTCATTGGCATATACGGCCCTTGACGCCAATGCAGATGAACGTCCACTCTCGTAACGTCGTCATCCTCGATCGATTCGACGTTTACTTCGTATGGAAGTTCCTCTGTTGCTTCATTGAGTGCAACATAGAATCTCATACGCCCATCCTCTCTCTGATTCGTTTGACGCGGGCATTGATTGTCTCTTGGTCGATCTGATCCATCTGAGCCATGTATCTGTCGCATTGTAACACCTCAGATGCAGTCAGACTGTCGTAAAGGCGGCTGAACAAATCAATGCTGTTCAATCCTGATTGAATCTGGATTGGAAGACGCGAAATACCTACACATGCAACAACGTAGGGCAGTTCACCGATCTCTTCGTTAAACGAAATGTCTGTCAATGATTTCCTCCAATCTTTTCGAAGCATTCTGAAGTGAGATGTTGACGTTACTGATGGCGGTGGAGATGGCGATTACAGAATCGTATGGCATGAAGTGAACGTTTGACGGATCGGGATAACAGTCCGCATCGATCCAATTCGGATACGGCTCAGTCATTCGTTTTCCTTTCGCGCGTAGTGCATTGCGTCCATCTCTACCGCAGTTATGTAGCCTTTGTTGAATCCGAGATCTCTTGCGAGCTGGATGAGCTTGACAAAGTTATCGTCATCCCAGAGATCTTCGATTTGAATTACAGTGTCATCGCCTGGATAACGCTGTAATGAGATTGACTTGATATCTATCGCATCAAGCTCTTTATCGAATGCAGCCCAGAACTTGTCCTCTTCGAGATCTTCCGGGCGATTGCCTGGAATGTCTGAAGGATTGACTCCGGGCGGCATGTTGAATCCGGTCATGTAACCTCCTTTCCGTAACTAGATCCAAGGATACAGTCCGTCAGGACTGCACCCTAAGAGCTAGTCGTCCCATTCTTTCTTGAAGGAGATCTGGACTTCGTACTCTTCCGGAGAGATGAATCCGTACTCATCCAGCCAGTACGCAATCTCCATCCATTGACCGTATGGAAACTCGACAGTCTTAATGCACCTGCGTGATGTCTTTGTTTCTGGTGTCGATGCTTCCAAGTATGGCCCAAACTGATAAACCTTAACTACGTACATGCTTTACTCACCTTCGCTCTTCCTTTCTGCAATCCGTTCAATCATCTTGACTTCGGATTTTGGAATGAAGATATCTTTCCCGATGTGTTCTCCTACAGTCCCTTCGATCCGGATGTATTCGTCCGATTCATCTTTGTATGTACCGTGCATCTGATATGGTGCATGATATGGTGCAGACGTTTCGGTCTTGAAGTAGATGGAGACTTGATCCCCTCTACGCAATTGATAGTGGCTCATTCGTACTCCCTTAGTTGTTCGCCGCATGTTCTACAACGATAGCGTTTGCCTGCTTGCATCTTGCGATGGAGGATAATCGTTACGGGATGATCCCCACAGGCGCAGTAGTAGATTTGGTCGCGCGGCATACGTTTCCGGACTCTTGCAGCTTTTGTCTCGTAATCGTGACAGCGGTCTGGTTCGAGTCCGATGTGGAACATGAGATACTTCCAGCGGTAGCCGTGAGATGACCTACCGTGCATCTGTGCATCTACAATATGACAGACTTCATGCGGGATTGTTTGATCCAGCATGTCTTGGAGGTGTTTATCGAATAGCAAGTCGAGATTGAGACGGATGGTATGTCCGCCGATTGCTTGACCTGCTGTATGTCCCTGTAGATCCCAAAGGATTTTAGGTCGTTCGATTGACCTGTTGGGAAAAAGGGATTGTAGCTTGTTGATTGTTTCGTCTACGGACTTGTTGACTGCTTCCTCGATCTCGCGAGATGGTTCTCCCGCGATTCGAAGAATGAAGTCAAACGGTATGTCTTCTGACATGATGCTTGTTTCCTCCCGTGGTACACAACAAGGCATCTTTGGGATGCCTTGCAGTCTACCACTTGAGGTTAGTTGTAGGACTTACTCACCGGCCGAATCTTGAACCAGATGTTCCAGCCTAGCTCTAGCACTGCGTTGTTGATCTCATGACCGATGTCTTCGTCAGTCGCCGTAAATGACTTCTTGTGTTCGTCGGTATTGAGATCCTTGACCGCAACGTGATAATGAATCGTTACATCTGCCACGCTATTCCTTTCGTTTTGATCTAGTAGCGGGACTTGACTACTGCTACAAGCAAGATGCTGAAGAAGAGGATTGAGATGACGAAAAAGCCTGTAGTGGCTGACATGTTGTTTCCTTTCCTACTTGAGGATGCCTGCGTCTTTGAGGATTTGCTCGTATGCTGCGAGAAGCTTCTTGCGGTTCTTGATGGGTAGATTGAATTCTCTCCGAATGACCTCGGCAGTGTTGATCTGAGATCGCATGCCGAGAATCTCCAACTTGAGGCGACTTCTTAGAACGAGAAGTCTGTATGCCGCGATTCCTTCCGGCGTGTCAATTACATGCATCTTTCCTCCTCTCTGATCTAGATGGCACAAAGCAAGGAATCGGGATGATTCCCTGCCTTCTACGATCCTCGATCTTAGTAGCGGGATGACTCTAGGACGTAGAGCTTTGGAGTGTAGTGCTTGTAATCGTTCGCCAATCCTTTGTCGGGGAGATGAGATCCCTCGACCGTGTAACGCGGGTCAAGCAAGGATCCGTGCGCTGTTCGACTGAAAGTGTGAATCCCGAGCTTCTTGCATCTCTGTGCAACGAGCTTCTTGTTTCCAAGCTCTGTGAAGTTGAGATGTCCACCGTAGCGGAGTGATTCCGCTGCGCATTGATTTCATCGGGTGTTAGCATGTGTTCCTTTCTAGAGTTGACTCACTTCGTAGATGAACTTGGCGACTTCTTCCGGCGTGACGTAGCCCTTCACGTCATCGTGCGTGTCCTTCTTCCAAGGAGCGTACCATCGATCTTCTTTGTCCGGAAACGTTCCCCAAGTTCCTGCGCGTACTCGATGATGCCGAGTTGGTTGAGTTGCTGGCGAGTCATGTTGTCTCCCGTTTTTAGGAGGATATTGGGTTGGGATGGATTGGAATTTTGAGGAGTTTTGAGGCTGTCGGGTGACTAGATAAGTTATCAAAATCTGTGATTGTTGATTGCTCAACATAGTTTGGTATAAAGTCTGGTCAACAATTGACTTTTTTCGGGTACCCCGAACGCACCACCGTACACAACGTATACATTGAGTACCAATGATAAATAATCTTTTGGCTTGCCCATCTCGGATCGCCGATAATTATCACTGGTAAACGTTGCGCCGTCAATTACCATTAAGACTTAAAGGTGTTTTTTGTGCGTATGTGCGTTTGGTGCGTTTACTTTTAAATGACCAGCATAAGTTATTCTTATAACTCTGGTCGCCCAAACGTCAGGGATTTCAGGAACCGCGAAGTTGAACCTTAGGTTAGGTTCGGATTTTCGCGGAACCTCAAATTCCTTATGGTACAGGGATGTAGCCGAGAACCTCGACGATTCGCGATTCAATCCGCTCAAACCGATCGATCTCGGATTGAACGATTGAACTAGGAAAGTCGCAGAGGATTAGCTGCAACTCGCTCTTGCGGCAGTAACTAACGCGATAGGCGCTTCTGAGAGTGTCTTCAGACATTGATCGGATTCCTCCAGTGGGGATTGATTGAATAGGTCAGGATTTTTTCTCGGCAGGATTTTTTCTCAGGATTTTTTCCCAGGATTTTTTCCTAAGCCGATTGAATTGATTGATGTAATTGAAAAGACTTCGCGAGCGTCGGCGCTAGCTAACGCGACTCTTCCGAAGTAGCGCGACTCACGCCGCCCAGGCGGGAGGTACGTTAGCCCTCCCGCCTGTAATCGAGACGCTTCACCCTTCCCGCGCCGTTCATGTAGGCGAGCGTGTCTGCATCGATGTCTAGTGCTGCATCGATGTCGGAGCGCACTAGCGTTGCGTTACGGTAAGTGATCGGTTCGCGCTTCATGCGCTTACCCTTGCGCT